GCGAAGAACGAAAAGACTGCTGCGGATCTAGTTGCACTTGCAAACAAGAAGCCAGAGGGAACAACCTTTGAAATCTACGGCAAGAAGGACGGCAAGGAAACTTCAGTCAAGATCAAGAAGACTCGCGTAATGGGATCCGTTGTATTCATGATGGGTGCTAATCAAGTAGAACTGAATGTTGCAGGTACTGGCTTGCAGATCATAAATAAGAAGACCCGCCGCATGGTGCTTGATCGTGGCAATGATATGATTTGGGAGTCTGCTGACTTTACCGATGTTGGTATGATCTGCATTACTGAAACCGAATCCAAGATGCCACAGAATCGAAAACTGTCTGATTGGGATCTGTGGAAGGTTGATGTAAAGCAACGCGAAACCATGAACAAGAAGACGAATGCCCAAGCAAAGAAGTGAGGAGTAATTCATGGCTGATCTTGATCTAGCACTTGGTCCTGCTGCAATATTTTCTTCTGTAACAGCGAAGGAAATAGGTAGTCTCGTACAAAAACCAAACGACAAGTTTATAGTAGTTCCTGTAAGTGAGTACACTACCAAGTTGAAGACGCTTGTGGGCAAAGCAAACATTCCTGCTGCTTACAAGAAGTACTTAAAGGAACTTGTTGACTACGAAGAGAAGAAAAACAATAAAAAACTACTAATAGAAACCGCGAATGCTCACGGAGAAAAAGTTTGGGAAACCGAAATTGAAAAGTACTTTGGAGAAGTACTTGGTCCGTGTCACCTTATAAGTGTTAACAGTGGTTCTAAATACGACAATGTGGTGTTTCCTGTCAGAACAAACTACCAGTTATTCGACTTCTTCATGGAAAGAAACGGTAAGTACATTGGATACAGTTCAAAGACTGGTGCTGGAGTTTCAAATACAATGACTCCTACTGTTATATCTGAACGAATCGAAAAGAGTAAAATCAATACAACCAATAAAGAAGTAATATTTGGTCGTAATGTAATGAAGGCTCTTGGAGAACATTCCATAATAGAAGGTCTTTTTCTTGTAACAGGAATGATTGTTGGTGCAAAGAAATTTCCATCAAAAATGTCCAAACCTGTTAGAGATGCTATGAGTAGTGTAAATTGGGCTGACATTGCTGTCACCATGCAGTCCAAGCGAACCACCACTATAGACAAAATGGGAGTAACAGGCACAGGAAAGATTGACTACTTCATGGACAACTACATAGTTCCTAGAACGAAAATGCCTGATCCTACAAAGAAGGCATATACCGAGGGGCGTAAGAAATATACAGGTAATAACATTGCATACGGTCTTGGAATGTTTATCGTTGACGCAAACAAAGACGGTGTTTTTGACTGTTCTCCGTTTCTAAGAGTCCTTTTTAATGATCTTAGTGTAATTAAATTGGATTTGATTAATGGAGTTCCTTCGTGGACAGTCAAGAAACTTGAAGACTATACTGAAGCAAAGTTCATGTTTCGTAGTAAGTATCGTTGGGATGTGGTCAAAGACAAATTAGGAATAGCACTATGAAACCATTCAAAGACTTACGCGACCACGCTTTTTGCTCACTACAGCGAATCATCTTCGAAGAGTTTGATGCCGAACTCACAGAGGAAAAGATTGTGCTTGATATGCCCAACCTATCATACGAAGATGTGGTTGCGTATCTAGAAGATAATGATGTTGAGTGGGAAGAGAAGGACGGTGTTATTTACATTCTTGATCCCGTGGAAGAAGCCGAAATCACTATTGAAGACGATGACTCCGAAGACATAGAAGAATCGGTTGACATTGAGAGTGAAATGCTGAACGAGGTTGCTGCAAAGCGCAAGATTGTGGTTCGCAAGGGCAAGAAAAGAATCCTGTTCAAGTGCGGACCAGGATTCATGAAACGCGGAGCGCGTACCTGTGTTCGCCGCAATGTAAGCCAGTTGCGAAAACTAAAGTTCCGTTCCAAACGATCTGCGCGAAAGGCTAGATCGAAACGAGGACAGGCAAACAGAAAACGAAAACTCTCGATGCGTAAGCGGTTAACATTCGGAATACGACCACGAAAGAAGAAATAGCAAATGATTGAATATGAACAAACCGATGGATGTGGATCGGTTCGTGTGAAGACAACCGAAGGATTTGCCGTATTAACCTTTGCTTGCTCTAATCCAACACAACCCCTATCACTACAATGTCGAGTCTCGGCGGGATCTTCTTCCCACCTTGCAGGTGTTGTTGTAGAGAATCTAGTCGAACGATACCACCCTTCTGTGCTTGTGGTGGAAGCAGACAACACTCAGTTGCGATACAAACCAAAGATTGCACAGATGTTTAGGTGTTGGACTCAGGACTCTCAATCAGTGTATGCGGAAGCGTTTTCCTCCCGTGATCTTTTTAATCGCGTGTGCAGTATGTCTGCTGCCATGCAGAAGTACGACTTGGTGCGAGTTCAGAACGAAGACATTCAATTCTTTAAAAGCCGTGATGTGCTGAAGAAGATTCGTGAGAACACCATGCCATTCGAGTTCTTGTCTATTAAAGAAGAGTGTGACTACAGCATTAGAAGTTCGTGCGTGAACTGCGTTCGTGATATTATTTCTGCTGCAACTGCTGCGCTTCCCCTACTGAGCGAAAAGAAACAGCAACCGTTCATCCAAGCAATTGGGCTGTTGGAAGCAAAGCAGCAAGAAGGTGGAAGAGGATTTGATGTAAAGCACTCCTACATACAAGAAGCCGCTAATGCTATTCTGCTTCCGTGTATTGTGCAATTCGGAAATACCCATCCGTTCACTCAGCGAATATTCGCGGAGTTTTCTAAAACCACATCCAAGTACATTACTGCGTCTCAAGAGTTCCTAGACGCTCACGAAGAAATACTTGGATCTGATTCTTGACTTTGAGCATTCACCCTATATACTAAGGAGACTACTATGAGCAACATGAGAAATTATTTGAGTTGGATACAGCAGAATCAGCAGAACAATCCACAGTGGAAGGCTGCACAGCGACAACAGAATCGCAATCAGACTCCCATTACTCCCCCTCCGCAGCAGAAACGCGATGACGAATTGCCTGAAGGCACGGAGATCATTGAAGAAACACCAGACGAATAAATGAAAACCTTTCATCATGAATTAGTGACGCTAAACGAAAATGTAAACAGCGTAGACACAGACGGCGGCAGACGCTATCAGACCCCTGATGGCGTTTTTCCCTCTGTTACCACCGTTACGGGATGGAAGAAGCGAGCCTTCTTTGCCAAGTGGCGGCGAGAAAACCCCGAAGAATCAAAGAGAGTACTTAGCCGTGGCACGAAACTTCACTCAATTATCGAGTCGTATCTCAAAAACGATCACAGTTCCGTACAGACGAATGCGGGGACTTGCGAGTCTGACCTATTTTTCGAAATGCAGGAGTCTATCGACCGCATCGGCACGATCCACGCTATCGAAGTTCCGCTGTGGTCGAAGCGTGTGGGATTGGCGGGAAGGACGGACTGCATTGGATTTTTTGATGACAAGCCGTCGGTTATCGACTTTAAGTCTTCCACATATCCGAAAAGCGAAGACGCAATCCAAGACTACTTCATGCAAGCCACGGCGTATTCGCTTATGTGGCAGGATCGCACAGGAGTGGAACTCCGAAATATTGCCATTCTGATTGGTGTGGAACAAGGTGGCTGTCAGGTGTTTACAGCCGATCCACGGGAATATATTGCAGATTTGGCAGATGCAATCAAGTTCTATCGCTCCGAGCGGAACTCCTATGCTTCTAAATAGAGAAGCACAGGAGAATTATGAGAGCATTTACCGAACACCTAGTCGAAGCATTTAAAAAATCAAGTGGAAAGAATGTCCATTTGGAGCATATTGAGGACGAGATCCTCAACAGCGGCTACGCAGGGTTCGGACGCGCCATAAAGGCTTTACGGGGCGTTGTGGAGGCTCTCACAGCAAACGCGCCCAGTGCATACGACATCACGGTAAAGTGGGATGGCGCACCCGCCATTATTTGTGGAATCGACCCCCAAAGCGGTCGATTTTTTGTTGGCACAAAGAGTGTGTTCAATGCAATCCCCAAACTAAACTTCACCAATTCAGATATTGATACCAACCATCCCCAAGAGGGACTGAACTTAAAACTTAAACTTGCGCTAAAGCATTTTTCCAAACTTGGTATTCGTGGGGTGCTGCAAGGCGATATGTTGTTCTACTCTGAATCAAAGCAACGGGAACTTATTGACGGCAAGAGTTACCTTACCTTTCAAGCAAATACTATTAAATACGCCGTGGATCCAAAAAGTGATTTGGGAAAACGCATGGCAGCAGCAAAGATTGGCATTGTGTTTCATACCGCATACGAGGGTGAATCCATTCAAACCATGACTGCACGATTCAATCCCGATATTAGTTACATGAAAAAAGTAAATGATGTTTGGTTTGATAACGCCACAATGAAGTTTGCAAACGGATCAGGACTCTTCTCCGCTTCCGACCGCAGCACAATTGAAAACTCTATTGCTAGTCTTACCAAGACTGCTGCTGACTTGCGTGTTGTCTTGAACGGCATTGGCAAGAACGAGGGAGTTAAAATAGACATGAAAACCTACATCAACGGATTGGTGCGTGGAGGAGTTGCTACTTCTCATGCTGATGTGAATCAACTCCTGCAATTCATGCTTGACCGCGCACAAGGTAAACGCAAAGTAGCAAGCACAAAAACTACTCCATCAATTGATTGGGTTCGTACCAATAGAAACCAACTCGCTCGTGTTTTTGCACTACATAATGCGCTTGCTCAGTTGAAACTCACGATTCTTCAGAAGATGGCTTCCACGGCTTCCGCGCAAACAGGCGTAGGAACCTTTATCAAGGACAAGAGCGGATACCGAGTTACTACTCCTGAAGGATTTGTTGCAATCGACCGCTTGAGCAACAAGGCAGTTAAATTGGTAGACCGATTGGATTTTTCACGCAGCAATCTGACCACAGAAAAGACTTGGACTAAACCTTGACTGGCAGTTGGTGTCTGGTGTAACAATAAAGAGGTGATCACAGTGGAAAAAAAAGTTCGGGATATTGCTAAACCCAAGACTAAAGGCAAGTCTATCGTTGTTGCCTTTGGTCGCTTTCAACCCCCCACATCAGGTCACCAACTGCTAGTCGATAAGGTCATTAGCACGGCAAAGAGTTTGGGCGCAGAGTACGCAATGTTCAGCAGTCGCACAAACGACCCCAAGAAGAACCCACTCACCCCCCGACAAAAGTTCAAGTACCTGAAGCGGTTCTTTCCTGACGCAAACTTCAAGGACTTGAACACAATCAAGAACCCTGTGGAGATGCTGTACTGGCTTGCCGAAAAGGGATACGATCATGTGCATCTCGTTGGTGGAGAGGATCGCCAAGGACAATACGAGGCTTTCAAAGACTTGATGAGTTCCACTCGCAGAAAAGACCGCCTTAAACTAAAGAGCCTGACGATTGTGGGTGCAGGAAAGCGAGACGAGAACGCAACAGGTGTGCAGGGCATGAGCGCATCGAAACTTCGTGCTGCTGCCGCCGCAAACGACTTCAAGACTTTCAAGAGTGGAATGCCCCGCCAAGCCAATGCTTCTGATGTTAAAGACTTGTACCAAGACCTACAACGGGGTATGAAAACGGTGATTAAAGAAGGCATTAACTACACAGATATTTACCGTGCCGCCGCAGAACGACTGCTTGAGAGCGACAAGAAAAAGCGAAGAGCCGATACTCCTGGTCAAACAGGGGGCTTCTCCAAGCACAATAAAATATTTCCCACGCCTCCATGTAAAATGGACGAAGACCTTTCGCGGTGGTTCAAAGAGAAGTGGGTGGACATTGGCGGCAAGAAAGACCCCAAGACGGGGGAATACCCCCCATGTGGTCGATCCGACACCTCCAAGGGTAAATACCCTAAATGCCGTCCTGCAAACAAAGTAAGCAGCAAGACTCCTGAGACGGTGGGAGAAATGACTCCCAAAGAGAGAAAACGCGCTGTAATTCAAAAAAGACGAGTTGAACCAGAAACACAGCAAAGCGGAAAAGGAAACGCCCCCCGCATGACTAGCCACTTGAAATCGTCTAAATAAGGAAAAGGGAGACTCTACTATGGACGGAATCGGACACGATAGCGGAATCACATCGAAACTCAACACCTTGCTGCGGCTTGGTCTTGTTTCCAAGAACAATATTCGCCGTGCAGCGGTTCTGTTCCAAGACCCCGACAAAGCAATGAAGAATCCCGCATACCGTATGCTTATGCAGGAAATTCTTGTGGATGTGGTGGATCGTGTACTGAATAACCGCAACCTGTACACCGCTCTCCGCACTAGTCTGTCCAAGGAATCTAATATCACCACCGAAAGTGTTGAAGGCGAACGCACAAAGACCCTGCTTCGTAGCGGTCTTGTAAAGAAGAAGGATGTAATCGTGGCTCGCCGCGCTTTGCAGTCTCCTGAGACAGCCATCAAGATGGGTGCATCCAAAGTGTACCGCGACCTCATGATTGACATGATGGACTCAATGGTAAAGAAGATTACAGGATCACCTGTTCTGTTCAACGCTTTCCGCAAGACTCTTGGTGGAGAAACTGTTGAGGAATCATTCGAGACACCAAACACCGAAAGCATGGACGAGTTTGGTTTGGTTGAAGCCGCACAGGAACTAATGGAAAAGAACAAGCCAACAAATCCTGAACTGTGGTCACAAGCGAAATCCAAGGCTCGTAGCAAGTTTGATGTGTACCCTTCTGCCTACGCCAACGGTTGGGCTGTTAAGTGGTACAACGAACAAGGCGGCGGTTGGAAAAGTGTGAGCGAAGGCAAGACTTTCTTTGACCTTCAGCGTGAACTGAATGAGTACATGACCACCATGAACCGCAAGAGTCCAAAGGAAAATGCTACTGCGCGAGAGAAGGCTCGTAAACTGCGCGATGAAATGGAATCCGAAAAGTTGCCAAAGCCAAAGCCAGTGAAAGAAGCCAGTGAGGTTACTGAAATTTATAGAATTACTCCTGCAAGAAGAGCCGCGTTGGACAAAATTAAGAGTAAAGCAACAAGTGATGCCAATCGTGTTACTGATGAAGATGATTATTCAAGTAAAGGACTTAGGGATTCTAAGATCGCACACGCAAGAATGAGAAGAGTTGACTTAATTAAAATGATGGGTAAACCATCAGACAAAAGAACCGCTGAAGAACATCCAGATTTGAAATACAACCCAAAAAATAGTACTTCAAATCAACTCAAGGATCGAGAATTAAAAGCCGATTTGAAACACGCGAGAAAAATAGAAAGACCTATCGTCAAGAAGAAAGTGAATGAAGCCAGTGAAGTCACTGCAAAACTTCAGGGTCTTAAAGCAGACTACGCGAAACACGCCGAAGAACTTCGCAAGCCTATTCCACCTGCTCGTGGATCAACGAATCCAATGGCTCGTATGGGAAAAGGTAAAAAGATGGAGTGGGCAAAGGATCGGCGCACCAAAGACACCAAGACAAGTCAACGCCGCCGCTCAGGTGATGCAGACTACCGTTCAACCACGACAACAGACTAAACCATGATAAAGAAAAGCGGAAGCAAATTCGTAGTCACTGATTCTACAGGTTCCAAAATTCTAGGAACTCACCCATCCAAAGAGAAGGCACAGAAGCAACTGGCTGCCATCGAAATTTCAAAGGCAAAGCACATGAAAGAAACCAAACAATTCAAAGCGTTCCGCAACACCCTCAACGAGAGCGAGTACAAGGAAACCCTTACAGGCTATCCTAATCGTTCACTTGATACTGATGTTGGCGCAATCAAGTTCAACGCACAGTTCATTGCCAACGCCAATGCCATGCTTAATGCTCTTTCAAAGTACTCGTACTTGAGTACCACCGATGCACTGGTGAAGATTCGTGCACGGCTGAATGTGCTGCTGCTTGACTTCCCGTGGACACCACGCGTGTGGTCAGGATACGCACAGGTTCCACCTGCTGCACCAGGAGAAAACAGTTCTGTGGTTGGTGTGTTTACTCTTCCGCTGACACGCTTTGGTCGTGTTGATGGATACGATGCACTGACTGGCGGAATTCGCTTTGATGGTCGCGCAGGTAGCCAAGACGGATTCCAAGAGTTCACGCTTACCGTTAAAGTTGAATTGGGCGATGACTCCATGTACCGTGTAACCGCTTTTGTTTCACCAAAGGAACAGCCTGTGGTGGCTGAAGAAGGCGTGGAGACTGACGGCGACATCATTTCTGAGATGGCACAGACTCCTGCGCGAGTCAAGGAAATGCAAGGAAAGTTGGATACGGTTGCCAGCAAGATACGCAACAAAGTTGGTGATCAACCCGCAGCAAAGAAAAAGTACAACAGTATCCTGTCGAAAGATCGTAATGAATTTTTCGCCAAGAAAATGTACGGCAAGGGCGGCAAGGTTGTAAAGGAAGATGCAGAGCAGATTGACGAGTTGAGCAAGGCGACCAAGGACGCGTATGTTGCCAAGCGTGGATCACAACTGTCGTCCATGAAGTACGGTTCTGACAAGAACTACAATTCACTCACGGGTAAAAAGCAAGCCAATGCCGTAAAGGGCATCAAAACGGCTATGGGTGTCAAGGAAGAACTTGTTGGCGGTCAGAAGAAACTTGATGCAAACAAGAACAAGCGGCTTGACTCGCAAGACTTTAAACTGCTTCGCTCCAAGAAGTCTGTAAAGGAAGATGTAACCACAGAATTCACCACAGGTCTTCCAATCATGGATCCTGCTCTTGGATCAAACATTGCTGATCAAAGCGGCAAGGGAACCAAGCGCATCAAGAAGGTTGTGGATGAAGCCGCAAAGACCCCAAAGAAGACTATGAAGAAGCGGACTACTCCACCAGGTGGAGCAGAACAAAGTGCTAAAAGCCACGCCATTAAAGACAGACTAAACAAGTACGGTATGCGCTGGTAAGCGAATACTTTTATCATGGACATTAATATATTGACCAAAGACAACTTCTCTCTCTATGCAATGGGAAACTACACCAATCCTGATTGCATGGGGATGGATGAATTCTTGGAAGATATTTCAAAAATCAAATATGTAAAGCGGTTGCTGAAGCGGTACAACCGATGCGGCACTCTGCGAACCATTCTTCTCCTGAACCACATCATGGTGCTTGGGAATGTGTTTGGTCGTGCGGCAGCGTCTCGTATGCTGTTTCATAAATTGGAAGCCGACATCTACCCTGCACTGAAGACCGTTCTCCTGTATTTGGAATACATAGATGAGCGGATGATTTTTGACGGCATCGTAGTCTCGGACATACCGATGGACGGCAAACTAGCAGAGATACTTAGGAGGTTATAGTGGCTAATAGTTCTATGCTAGGATTGGTCGGCAAAGGGCAAACCGTGCGGGGATGGTGTTTAACTGGATTCAATCCTAATGTCGCCACCCCCGCATATCCTATAGCACCATATCTGAGAAACAACCACATAAACGGTTACAACCTTGTGTTGGATGATGTGAAATTTGCAGCAAGTCCTGCCATAACCAGTGGTACATCTCAACAAGGGTTGTCTACAGGAGCAATTCCTTTCAAATTCATTACTCCCATGCCCAACACACAGTATAAAATATTCTGTCAGCCTAGAAGTTGTGGATCTCCAACACCACTTCATATGTTTACCCACGCACTAGACACCACACAGTATCCAAAAACAGTAAACGGATTTTGGGTTCGTTTTGGATTTCTTATTAACTCTACTACGGATGGTTATTATGCGACTGGCATAACAAACCGTCCTGCCTTCGGAGAAATCCTCAATAGATCCGCAGCGAGTGGCACTTATCAATTACAGGTGGTAGTCATATGAATAGTACTACTGGTTCTTTTGGAAACTCTACCACGCCTCGTCCAACAGCGGATGCTTGGTGTGTTTATGAATGCGACACCAACAGAAATCCTATTATTTTGGATTCGGTGGGAGTGAGTAGTGTCACTTATATTTCAAAAGGAATTTTCCGAGTAAACTTTACAAATCCCGAACGGTTTGGAAGCGGAGCGTATGTGGGATTGGTGCAGGAAGAAGTTGGCGGTGTGCCAGGTGGATACGGAACTCATCGAGTTCACGGAAATGCATCAGACGGTTCTCCATTGGCAATTGGTGCGAGTGGATCGTGTGATATACACCACATGGGATTCCCCAATCTTCCCACTGTAGCCACCACCCCCCAAGACTATACGGACTCTTCTAATACATGGAAGGTGAGAACCAATGCAGCATTTTTCTGCCTTAGAAGTGATTCCGATACTCGTAAACCTGCTGTGGCAAACTTCTTTACGGGAAGTGAAAATTTTACTGCTTTTTGGACTCAACCAGGAAGTCCTGCATCGCTTACTTCCGTAAACGAAGCAAATCCCTTTGGTGCAACCGCTGGAGTTTTTAGATTTAACGGCTCAACTTATGCCAATGCTTTCTTCTCACAAGGTCGCGGCAGTATAGGAGTAACCTATACATTTTCGGTCTTTGCAAAAGTAATAACAGGCGCAACATTAACTTTGCTTTGCGGCGGCGGCAACAACAACTTTGGCACTCAGTTTAATCTAGGGGGCACAGGGGCTGGCACAACTACTGCTGTTGTGGGAGGTTTTCCATCGAACTCTAGTTCAAATGCAAAAATAACTAGATTGGGTAATGGTTGGAACAGAATATCAATGGCGTTTAATCCTGCAAACTCACCAGCACCACTGGTGCAATCCGCATTTGACAAAAATGATTTCTTGGTGTTTGGAGCACAACTAGAAGAAGGCTCTGCTGTTACTCCGTACATCAAAACAGAGGGAACTTCTCCTGTTTACGGAAATCAGGATGCCTTGATTAGTTTTTCTCCTGGTGCATCAGGACTAGGGCAGCGCAGTTTTCAGAATCTGCTTACACAAAGCCAAACCTTTACCAATGCGGCTTGGACTAAAACAAGAGTAGGAGTATCTGCGGGAGGGTATGTTGCTCCTGACGGAACCACAACAGCAATGAAACTAGTGGAATTAGATCCTGCTGATGCTGCTCCTACTAGTACTGGTGCATACTATAAATCAATCTACCCTTCACCTTCGATTGCTGGTTCAACTGCACAGTTGACCTCTTGGACGCTTTCAGTTTACGCAAAATCAGCAGAACGAAAGCACTTGGCGTTTGCAGACTTTAGTTACGGTTCAATTGGTCGTGTGGTTGTGGATTTAGAAAACGGAACTGTAACAGAAAACACTCCAATCATTGGCAGATCCGTGGGAACTCCAATCATTCAGAATGCTGGTAATGGATGGTGGAGAGTTGCCGTGAGTTTTAAGAATCTTGCTCCGCCAAACAACGCAATCACTCCAGGCTTTGCTCCAAACAACGGAGCCACAATGGGTATGTTGGGGGAAGGTACTGGAATATACGGTCCATCGTATGCAGGAGTAAGCGGCAGTGGAATTTTGATATGGGGAGCGCAACTAGAACGGGGAACAGTTTTGAGTCCGTACACCAGAACTACTTCGGCTGCTGTTGGAACCCAATTCACTCGTGTTGCAGGGCTAACCTACCAATCCACTCCATCACAATTACGGAGCAGACGAGAAGCCACTGCATGGGGAACAATTGTTATTCCTCCGAATAAAGGCACTCTATACAGTAGCAGTACGGTTAGTGCGTACTTGGAAGGCGCATACGGAGTAAAAAAGGTGGTTGCGCGAGACAACTCCCATTTCGATGTATATTTCACAGACAAGATGGATGTTGAGACTTACTGCGTGATTCTTGGAACAGAACAGGAAACAGTGAATTTGCCTGAATCTACTATTCTTGGTGCTGCTGGCAGTATTCCTCCCACCGATGAATTCACGCTAGACACCATACAAAATTCCATGTCCTCTACAGTAGACATCCAACGACAGGTTGGTCTATTCACAATTACTTCTCGCAGACAAATTCCTGGTGCTGGTGCATGGTCTACACAATCTGTACACTATCAACGCGGAAGAACACAGCGCATAAACTTCATGGTGTTTGGAGGAAGAACTATTAATGGCACACAGTAAACTAAAACCATTCTTCAAATTTATTTCAGAAGAAATTCCACCTCCAATGGCATCGCCACCACCCACAAATACCGCAGGAGGAGGCAGCATTGCAGGTTTGCCTCCTGATATGCCGACTGGCAACCCAAGACTCAAATCAAATATTGCTCGTAGGAAGAAGATGAAGCCTAAATAAACAGTAGTGCAGTTGTGCTATAGAAAGGCAGATTGAAATGATTAGTACCGAATTGATTTCATTGGTTGGAGGAGCGGCTACAGGATTCTTGTTTCGTTACATGGCTCAGAAGAGTCAGGATCAAAAAGAAATCTTTGAGCGGCTTATTGCTGCGAACAAGCAGACCACAGATAACCAAGACAAGGCAGCACAGCGTGTTCCTATGGATGTGGGTAGGGGCATTCGCCAACTCATTGTTCTTGCAGTGCTGTTTGCTACTATGCTGGCTCCGTTCATTCTGCCGTTCTTTGGTTTGCCCACATTCGTTGAAGTAGACGCTACCACACCCGAAGGGCTGTTTGGACTTATTCCGCAATCAACCCGCAAGTATTTTGTTGAGATCAACGGATTCTTGTTTGCGTCTGAAACTCGTCAAATCTTGGTGAGCATTGTAGGCTTCTACTTTGGTTCAGCCGCTGCTTCAAACAAGTCTTAAAGGAGAAGCCATGTCTAAACTAAACTATATTCTTTGTTTGCTCTTCCTTGCGGGATGCAACACCTCCCCCATTATTATTCCTGATACCACATCAGACAGTCCTGTTATGCTGAAACTCAAGCACGACATCCTGAGCGGCGACAAGATTGTCGGCAATTGGGGATGGATCCTGTGGTATCTTCCCATTGTGTTCTTGGTTGTGGCGTGGGCGTGGAAGGAATTCTTTGGTCGCAAGCGAGACAACGCTGCCCCCAAAACTCCAAAGGCTGCTCCCGTATCAACTCCAAACACTGTAGACTTGCCGACTCCTTAATCGGTTTCGCAGCGCAAGTCTTCAGGAAGCGATTCAAACATTCGCTTGCAGATGTAGTACGAGTCAACAATATCCGAAACAGGACTCACTGAGTCTGCTCGTTTTGGTGTCAGCACCGACTTTAGATTAACTCCTGTTTCATGCGAGAACGCCGCGTACATGGCGTTCTTGTCTGCATTACCCTTGCCTGTGGCGAACTTCTTTATTTCGGTGGGAGGAATCACCGTAACAGGAATGCTTAACAGGTACAGTTTATATTTTAAGATGCCTGTGTTCTCGGCAATCTGAAACACCCTGCCACTAGCGGAGTACGCGTAGCCTTCAAGAGCCACATGGGAGCAGCCCATTACAATGTCCACAGCCCAATCTGCAATGCTTTCGTAGCGGTGTTCGTCTGAGTTCCAATCACTCAGCCGCTCACCAAACACATTCATGCAACGAATTTCCGATTGCCGCTTGTTCTCAGTAAGGAAAAAAAATGAGCATCCACTGTATGAAAATTTCCCCGTGGCGTTCGACTTGAACAGGCACACGGCTGGTCCACACAATGAGTAATCTATTCCCGCTACTATCATGTAAGTATTTATGGTGCAATACTAGAAACCTACTGCGCGAGCCAGTAAAACACCAACTAAAAAACTGCAAGCACCAAGAAGCACACGCTGAATTTGGGTGAGTTTCATTTGCCCTTCTGTTCTGCGATCCAATCGCTTACGAGATCCAAACGAGTTGCGGAGTTTTCGTACAGGTGACCGTTGAATATTGTGAATGATGACACAATTCCTACAAGTACTCCTGTGGAGTCTAGTACCGCACCACCTGAGTCACCAAACCAAACGGTGCCCTCAAAGGGAATAAACTTAAAGTATGTGGGGTCTTCCACCACCGTTCCAAAGTAGTGGAATGTGTTGGGATTGCTCCTACGCTTAATACCCCCACCAAATCCTATAACGGTGAGTGGTTCGGTACGAGTGAAATAATGGGGTGCTGTCACCACACAAAGGGGTTGAACACCGCAAGGTTCCTCTAGCCACGCCACTGCCACATCGTACAGCATGGTGTCACCAATTTTATAAAGGGGATGGGTGGTGGATTTGCTTATTCTGTAGCAGTGGTTGCCTGTAGAGAACCACGCTGCCCCCGTATCGTCTAGGCAGTGTCCTGCGGTAAGGATTTCATCGGGAGCAATGAGAACCGCACTGCCTATTACTTCCCCGTTCTCGCCCTCTAGATGCCCCACAGCGGCTTCCTCGTCTGCCGCCAACGGCGAGAAACCCCTCATGAAGAACTGAGTCTCCACAGGGGCTTCTGCCATTGGATCGACTGCCCCGCTCTTCGGCGGCTCCACGCTCTTCGGCGCAGCGGCAGTTATATCTTGAACACAGGCTTGCAGCAAGACGAGTGCTAGAGCCAGCAGAAGAGATTGGACTACGCGCCTCTTCATACTATTATTTAGAAGAGGCTGTCGAGTAAAAATGTCCAGATTTTTTAATTAGTCAGATCTACTACTTCACATGAGCCAGCACTACACGCAAAGGTTTGTGTGCCCTTGGTAGTGTCTTCCTTTTCGTACTTAGTCAACTCGCTCCAATCAATAGACAGGGGCAGTTTTGCTGCTGCTGCTTCGTACTCCTCTTTGGTGCAGTCCTGATACGGAGCCTGAACATAGGAGTGATCGGAGTGGGGCAAGAAACTCACACCTGACACTTCATCAAAGTGATCGTACACCCACGCACCCACCGCCATCCACTCGTACTCCTTGACAGTCACGGTAATGGACGGCTTGTGTTCACAGAAGTGCCGCTGATAGGTCAGCCACAACTCTAGATGAGCAATAGCAGTCAAGTCTGTACGCGTAACCGATCCCACTGCCTTCTGCGGAAACGAGAACACCATTGTGTGATCAGGGCGCATGGCACACGGTTCAGCAGGGAATCCCTTGTCAATCATAAACTGACACATGGGATCCTTGCGATCTGCACGAACAGTACGAATGTAGTACTCGTTGTGACGAGCGTGAATACCGCTTGCAGAATCAGTTAACTGAGACACCGTTCCACTAGGCTTCACACAAGTAATCGCAGCAGCAGGATTAATACCAATCTTCTTTGCCCACTCCTTGTTGGTTTCAACAGCAGTGGCACGAAGACCAGCAAGCAGTCTTTCCAATTCAGCACCCTGATCACGCATGAGTTTGTTGTCAAGAATGCCTGTGAGCGAAACACCAAGCAAGCACTCTTCTTCGCAGTTCTTCTTCCACTCACTTGACAGGTACGGGAAATTCGTGAGAGAGGCTTGCCATGTGCCAAGAATGGTGGCAAGACGAATCTTGCGCTTTAGAGTTTCGGGAGTATCGTCTGCACGAACAATGACTTCACTGAGATTACAGAACTCCTTGTCACGCAAAATAATTTCTGAACATGGATTGGTTCCGAACTCGTAGGTAGGGTCACGGCGATCACCAAGTTTCTCCACAGTTTTCTGTGCAGCCTGACGATTAAAGATGCCGCGTTCACCGCTCTTGGACTTGTAGAGTGATAGCCACTCTTCCATGAACACGCCAATCTCTGGCTTCTCTTTGTATGAAACCGAATTGTTCGCTAACGCTCGCTGTGGGTTTTCCAACCACCACTGCCCCACTTTAGCATCACGCATTCGCTCATCGGTGAGGTTCGAGAGAGAGATAAGAGCAGATCTACGCACTCCGCCGACCACGACAATTTCCGCAATCTTACAGATAATGTCGTGGCATTCGATAGATGTGAGTTTTCTGCCAGCACTTTTCTTAAAAGTACTGACGGTAAATCGGAAGAGGTCTTCCAGTGGTTGCGGTCCACTTGCGCGTCCACCGAAAGTTTTGAGACGCGCACCAAGAGGACGAATTTTAGAGGTGTCCCATCGGGGGATTTGACCTCCAATAAGTAGGGACACCAACTCGCGGTAGGCTTTTGCCCAACCTTCTTTGGAGTCTTTGACCACAATGAGCGTATCGCTTTGTGTAAACTCTTCAGCAATTGTAGGAAGTTTTTCAACATACTGCCTTTCTACACTAAAGCCGACTCCTGTGCCACACATGAGAACATACAGAATCTCATCAAAGGCACGAACCTTGTTTACGGCAACATACGAGCAGTTGTATCCTGCCGTGTTGTCACGCTTCAGTGCTTCTCCTGCGGTCATGAGAGAGCGCATAGAAGGCATTACTTGCAAATTTAAAACTGCATCACGCAACTCATCGCGTATAGTCTTATTTAGTTTTACACCCTTTTCCGCAAAGTGTTCATCAAAGAAGCGGAAATAGCGGTCAACGGTTTCCTCCCATGACTCACGCCGCCCTTCGGCTTCAAGCCAACGGGAATAGCGGGAAAGGTGAATGAAAGATTGGTACAGCGTGGGAAGTGATTTCATAGCGAACTCCTGTGTTGATTAGGTAGAGTATGTAGAGCAAATCATAACAAAAAGAGGGGCTTTCGCCCCTCTAAAGTATTCGGATGATTATTTGGTTTATAGTTTACTCTTCAAATCCGCCAGTAACTGTATACGCAACGCTTACCAAAACTTGTCCCGTGGAACTACCTGAACGCACGGATAAAGTTCCACTGCCGACAGACATTCCCGTTACATGAATATGCATATATTCTCCATTGTTGATCTTTACTTCAATAGGAGTAGTAAAAGCATCTGTTCCTTGAGAAAATCTAGTAAAAGGATCTGCTGATGTACTCGTAATTTCTGCTTTAATATTAATAAAGTTATTAGTCAATGTTACAAAAAGTCTTTCGCGTTTGTTTAAATTGTTTGTACGAACATATCCAATCGTTCCTTTAGTTGAATATAAAAAACTTGCAGCCACAAGAGTGCTGGTGATCCTGGGAACAAGAATAGAGGAGTGAAAACCTACCTTTGATGGAAACATTAGAAATTCAGCCCTCCAACAAATCCAAGCCAAGTAGTTCCACCATCATATGTCAGGAAGTTAAGAATATCTGTTTTGTTTGCAGTGTTTGTGAGTACTGGTGCGGATCCGCCAGACCACTTCACAGTTTTGGTTACTCCTGCTAGTTGCACAGAGAATGTTCCCGTAGTAAGTCCGTAAGGAGTTGCACCGTGAAGGAATATTAGAGTTGCGGATGTGCATTGTGTTGAGGCGGTATTTATGTTAGTAAAATTAACGGTGTTGACCACCGCACTAGGAACAAACTTCTGTGTGTTTCCTGAAACAGCATTGAATGTTATGGTGTTTGTTGCCTGTGTAGCAGTGGCACCCGCTTCGGAGTACCCACCATTCATATCAAGACGACCACTCACACCAAAACTACCACAAGTAGCGGTGATGGTCGTAGACGCATCATCAATATGAATGTAGTTACCATTTGCCACACCATCAGCATCTCCAATAAATAGATTTGTGCTTTGTAAATAGGCATTATTATCGTCTTCATATAGTGCAAGATATGCGTTGGTTGGTCCACCAACTAGGACAGGTCCACCACTTGCCTGACGAACTGTTAGTGATGCTGTTGTATTTCCTCCTACTTCTATGAGTCCCACACTATCAACGCATGACAGAATAAGATTTCTTGTTGAATGAGTTCCAATTGTGATTGCGGGAGCAGTGTTGATTGGCAATACTATTGGACTTGAGAATGTAATTCCACCAGAAGCACTCAATCCACCAGAAAGAGTCAGCAGTTTAGAGAATGAGCCTGTTGTTCCTTGGAGTGTTCCTGCAAGAGTTACACCACCAGCAGCACTAATGCCAGACACTGCGGTAACAAGCCCACTTGCGGATATGTTGCCGAGTACTTGAAACTTCTCTGTTGGAGCAGTTAATCCTACTCCAACATTACCAAAATATCCTGCAAGAGAGATATTTCCGTTGGCATTTGCGTCAATAATGGGAATGCCAGAAATATCATTCACCGAGAAAATACTGCCAGTACCCAAACGATTCACGATGGAAAACAGTTGTCCTGCGGAGCCTTCAACCGATAGTGCTCCTCCTGCGGTGGCTCCCGTTCCTGTGATGCCATCAAGAACTTTCAGGTAAATTGGATCATTACCCTGTCCAACAAATTTCATTTGTGGCTGTGTTACACCACTGATAAACGGTGTAATGATGATATTTTTGTCGCTGTTAGCCATGTGACTCCTATATCCTTATTTATTCAATTTCAGCCCGTGACCACTCTTCGGTTGACAGTATATTTAGGATTTCGCTATGAGTGTACGGTCCTGAGACTCCAGTAAGTGATCCCGTGAAAGCGGGAGCCGTTTCTCCCTCCCACTTAATGAATGTACGGGTTGTGTCTGTGGAATAGCGAAGAGTTTCAGCCGAAGTCTCCAAGACCTCGTTGAAGTCCACCGTACCCACATCACTAGCGTTAAAAATCAGGTATTCTCTGTTTTCATAACTCATAGTTCAAATCTCCCTCGTAGTGCGTTATAGTTTGAAAGCACTTCTGACGCAGAAAGTGCTTTGTTATAAATGCTTGCCTGATATCCATAACCTTGAAAGTATGTGTATGTTTGATCTCCACCACCATCAATTTGATTTCTGTTTATACGAATATTTTCAAAATTTGGTGCTATGGCTAATGCTGGATTGTATTGCTGACTAGCACTAGTTATTGATTCTTTCAATACTCCATCAATATACAGTTTGAAGGTTGTATCAGAACGATCATTAACAATACACAGATTGTGCGCTTTGTTCAATACTAAACTGTAATTACTAGTAATCCTTTGCTGATCTTGTCCTCGAATATACCCACGAACTCTAAAGTCTCCTGCTGGAGTACAAGAAAAATAAATTCCTGTTCCCGAATAGTACGCGCTACCAAACACCATTCCCTCTCTATTTGTTGCGCCACCAGTTGGAAAATTAGTGACTTTGATCCAACACGCCATAGACCAACTAGAAAGAGCGGGTACATATGTTTCTGCTCGTATTGGTGTTTCTATATTATCATTTGTTCCGTCAAACAAAATGCTTCCATAAGATTCCTGACTGTACACCGCACCATTAGTAAGCGTACTACCAGAAAACTGCGAAGCCAAATCAGATAAAACAGAACCCGATCCAGGATACGAGCGAGTATTACGCGCATCAAACTGAAATATGATATTTGAATCAGTTGTATCTGGTCCTGCGTGTATTGCCATTACAGTCCAAACCTGCCTTTCGTAGATGTGTACATAAGGGAAACTTCATCTGCCGAAAGCACACGATTGTATATCATAGCAACGGCTATCTTTCCATTAAGATACGCAGCGTTGTTTGATGCGTAACCCAAGTCAAGGGTTGCCGCTGTATCTCCACGATCTATTCCAAATGTGCAACTACTCCGAAGAGTTCCATTCAGATACAACCGCACAGCACGGGAAGCATACGAGTGAGTAAGCACCATATGATTCCATGTATTTATTGTAACGGTTGGAAGCCCCACATAATTGCTTATAGCATCAATTGTGCTCACACTGTTTCGTATCTGATAGTTTAAACTACCACTAGTTGCTGGAGATACACCGCTTACATATAAGCGGTAGTTGCCGTTTGCCCCAAACTTGTGAATGAATGCATTCACCTGTGATGCGCTACTATTTAAAGTCGGCAGGTTTCCCCAACATACCAAAGAGATATCAGATGCGGTTTGGTCTAGAACATCTCCTGCTGTAATATAGTCATTAGTGCCGTCAAACACAAAACATCCACCACCTTCTCTGCTAAATGTTGCCCCATTCACCAAAGAACCAGAATATTTTGTTGTGGTTGTGTTTATGTCTGAAGCAGTTAAACCTGTACCAGCATAACAGCGATAATTAGCCCCATCCATGAACCAGATGATGCCGTCCCCAGGTATTTGTGGTGAGTGTTGAAGAGCCATTAGAGTTAGTACCTTCCTCGTATAGCGGTGTAGTTGTTATATACTTCGGTTGCGGATAAACCACGGTTATACACTTTGATCTGTCCGAATCTGTTGTTTGAGTACGAACCGTATGTTATTGCTCCACCAAAAGCCAACAATTCTGTTGTGTTGGTAATACTTGGGCTTGAGGTGGCGGCTGCGATTTGCAATCCAGACTGATATATTGTTAGAGTGGTTCCGTTGTACACAAAAGAAAAATTGTGCCATATTCCTATTGGGTTACTAATGGTGGTACTAATTCCCCCATTCACATTAGCACCGAATCGCTCAAATCCAATATAATAAACTCCCGTACTTACTAAAAACCATGCAGTATAACCATCACGAAGACCACCAGGATTGCTTTCACGGTTTAGTATTCGCTGATATCCACCAACTGCAAGTGGATATATCCACATATCAATGGTAAAGGGTGATGTTCCCAGGAATTGGTACTGACTGCTATCAGGAAACTGAATGCGGTCGTTGGAACCATCCGTAGTGATGTACGATCCCGCATTAGCGTAAGTGTATGTGGGGCTATTGGTCAGCGTTCCGTTCAGTCCGTTTCCTGTACGGTTGGTCATGGTTACACCAGAACCATTATATGATTGCTCCGAACCTGGATCAATCAGAATAACGAGTCCATCAGTGGCTATAGTGCCAGCATTGTATTGCACAGCCATGATTAATACTCCACAGGCATTTTGCCCACATCTTTTCGTTCACCCCACACGGTATAGAAGCAGTCAATAGCACCACTCTCGCTGTTCACTGTGACTGTATAGCCCTCCACTGCGGCTATCCAGTGGTGGTTGCAGTTGCCGATCTCCGTAAGAGATGCTGTAATGGTGCTGCTGTCAACGAGTCCATGCCAGTACTCAGGAAGCGGAATAGTATCCGTGTCTGTGAGCCGACCACGAACATACACGCCGTTTTCTGGTCCTTCCAACGAACCGTGTTGCAGTGTCATGTGCGGCTTGGTTGGATGGGGAATCACGAATGACTTTGTGGCAGCAGACAGATTTCCGCTGAGTGTAATGCCTGTTCCCGACAGTCCTGCGGTAAAACTTACTAATCTATTAAAAGATGCTGTTGCTCCTTGAAGTGTTCCTGCAAAAGTCACACCACCAGCAAATCTAGAAACACCCACTACATCAAGAGTTGATTCTAGTGTGACTCCACCAACAACATCAAGAATGCCAGCAACATCGACTCGTGCACCAAAGGTAGATCCTGTGGAAGCGTATATGAATGATGTGGTGATACCCGCACTTGCAGTCAGTAGTCTAGAGAATGATCCTGTTGTGCCACTAAAGGTTCCTGTGAATGTTGCACCAACACCAGTAATATTAGCAGTGGGATCAATCACAGCGGTCATTGTTAGACCAGTGGAGTACCCACCAACGGAATTGTATGAAACTACTGCCATTAGTCAACACCCCCTTCAGTCATTTCTGCTTCCCACTCGTTCACAGCAGGAATTCCCGTGCGTGTAGACATTAGTTGATAAATTCTGTGCTTCTGTGCAGATTTGGTCTTGTATATAAGAGACACTATGCCTGTTTCTGTTTGGTGGTGTATTGCTGCTGCCATAATGAATCGGAAAAATGTGTGAGCATTAAAATTAGTTTCTGCGTCTTCTAGAGACTGCACAAAGTTATTTAGTGCTTCAAACACAACATGAGAAACTCCTTCTCGTGGCACTAGATACACCACTCCCTGTACTTCTCCAATGGTGAATGAGTATACTGCCGTGGTAGTTTCAGCGGTAGTATCGGTTGCAGTAATATCACTGATTTGCAAATTAGTTGAGTCTACTGAGTTTACTGTGTACTTTTTGCTTATCATTTTAGTGTACCTGTACTGTTGTTCGGAATCCCCGACCAGAAGTAAATTTAGCATCTGCTGGTGTAGTGGTAGAAATTTTTAATCTGTTATAATAACCTCCCTCCGTACCTATGGTAAAAGTGAGTGGTGAGTAACCAGAGTCCCCTTTAACAATTGACTCCGTATAATCACCCAGAACTATTAGACCATCGTAACTAAAAATCAGAGGAATTATAATTTTATGAACAATAGGTGTCGTATAAACGGGACCAGCAACAAGGTGAGTATATGATATAGTAATTTCCAAAGTAGAACTACCACTAGTGGTATTAGAATTAAATTCTGGAGTTGCACATATAACACCAGTTGTAGATCCAGCAAGTACTTTATATGTTTGGTAAAAACCAGACTTGAACGCTGCACTTCCTGTGCCTCCCAGTATTCTCACAAAATCATTTGACTCGGCAGTAACTCCTGTTGCGGAATCTCCCAAGTACACATTACCTGAGAAGGTTGCTCCACCTGAAACTGTAAGAGCAGATGCAGAAACACCTGCATTGAAACTATTGAGTTCCGTGAAGGTGTTTGCACCACCCACCGTGACACCCGTGACTGCGCCAGTGAGTCCATTAAAGGACGAAACAGCCAAGGAGGAAACATCGCTGTTTACCCACTGTGCTGTGCC